TATGTCCAAACAAACTGAAGGCGATCTTAACGGATTCTTAGATGCACCTCTTGTAATGAAACAATAATCCAATGGCAACACTTTATCAATCCCTACGTCGATGGTTCGGCAATGTTGGCTCAACTGGTCAACAAGATGGCGTTCAATTAGGCGAACCATTCACGCGAGTCTATGACAGCAACAGAGACTACGGCATTGATGGTGCATTGCAAGTGTCCGCAGTATGGGCATCAATTGAATTACTGACAGACAACATCGCATCATTGCCATTGTTTGTTTACAAAAAAGACGCAAGCATGGAGGGACACAAGACTCTAGCTCGCGGCACACCGCTTTGGACATTGCTTCACACATCACCAAATCGTCGTCACACTCCGATGGAGTTCTGGCAATTCATGGTGATGAACTATTTATTAAGAGGTAATGCTTATGCAAGACTCAGTCGCAATGATGCGGGAGAAGTTATTGAGATGTGGCCTCTGGCTTCAGATCAAGTTGAGGTTGATGTTCTCGCTGATAAAACAGTCGTTTACAAATACCAATACGAAGGACAAGTAGCGGTCTACGACGAGAAGTCAATCTTCCATTGGCGCGATAAAGGCAATGGCATCATTGGCATGAGCCGTCTTGACTATATGCGTAACTCTGTTGGCATCGCTATCTCAGCGCAGAACCACACAGCAGATGTCTATAACAAGTCGGGCAAAAGACCTGGGGTCTTTATGATTGACAAGCTCTTGACCGAGGCACAGCGTACATCAATCAGAAATAATTATCGCGGATTGACTGAAGGTTCAGATGATGACTTGCTAGTCTTAGAAGCGGGTGCAAAGTTTGAGCCATTGAGTTTGACTCCTGCTGATTTGCAATTGCTTGATACGCGCAAGTTCTCAGTTGAAGATATTGCAAGATGGTTCGGCATTTCCTCTGTGATGATTAACGATACAGCCAAGACAACAACTTGGGGAACTGGTATCAGTCAACTTATCGAAGGCTTCTACAAATTCAGATTGCGCCCAATGCTCGAGTCACTTGAGCAATGCTTAGAGCGTAGAGTCTTAACAAGCGGACAGCGCGAGCTTTACAGCGTTGAGTTTTCTCTTGATGCAATCTTGCGCGGCTCACTTGCTGATCGTTTGGATGCAGGAGCTAAAGGCGTACAGAACGGACTTTACACTCGCAACGAATGGAGACAGTTAGAGAACTTGCCAAAGATGGATGGCGGTGATGAACTGACTGCTCAATTAAACCTTGCACCAATCACTCAATTAGGAAGCCAAGGCAATGCCAGTTCCCAATAATGCGATGGCTGAAGAAGCACAGCGTGGGCTTGATTGGCGTAGCGAGTTTGGTCGCGGTGGTACAGAGGTTGGCATTGCAAGGGCGCGTGACATTGTTAACAAAAAAGATTTATCTGACGACACAATTGGTCGCATGGTTTCATACTTTGCTAGACACGAAGTTGATAAGCAAGCGGAAGGTTTCCGTCAGGGTGAAGATGGCTATCCCAGTAATGGTCGCATCGCTTGGGCATTGTGGGGCGGTGATGCAGGAAAGACTTGGGCAGATCGTGAATGGGCTAAGATACAAGATTCGGAGAGTAAGATGATTGCAAGAAAGCAACTTTTATTAAACAGCGTTAGTCTTAAATTTGCAGACGCATCAAGCGGCAAGTTCGGAGGCTATGCTTCAACCTTTGGCGGCATTGATAGTTATGGCGACACAATCATGGCGGGTGCTTATAAGTCCGTCATTGATGCCGTGATGAATGGCTCTGCTCGTATGCCAAAGATGTTTGTCAATCATAAATCTTGGGAAGTGCCGATTGGTAAGTGGACTAAGATGACAGAAGACCAGAAGGGTCTATACATTGAAGGCGAATTAACAATGGGCAATCCTGAAGCCGCGATTGTTAAAGCCGCAATGCAACATGAAACAGTCGATGGCTTGAGCATTGGATATATGCTGAAGTCAAGCGATGTAGAATTTTCTGAGATCAACGGACAAACTGTTCGCGTGATCAAGAACATTAGCGATCTGGCAGAAGTGTCAGTCGTAACTTTCCCTGCTGACGATATGGCTCGCGTTGACTTAACTAGCGTTAAGACTTCTCTTGATCAAATCGAAAGCATCAAGGATTTTGAGGACTTCTTGCGTGAGGCAGGAGGTTTCTCGAAGTCGCTCGCTACGGCTACGGCAAGTCGTGCGAAGCGTTTGTTTGCTCGGAGTGAGTCCGAGGAATTGCAATTGCCAAGTGAACTTCAGCGAATAATCGCTGAGAATCTTAAATCATCTCGGACTCTTTAAAAGGAAATACCATGTCTGATATCGCAGAAATTAAATCCCTAGCGGAAACCCAAGGCACATTGCTGAATACCACTCGTGAACTAAAGTCATGGATGGAAAAAGCTAATGGCGAAATCGCGGCTTCTAAAAATGTTGAAAACGAAACCAAATCCGCAATGGAAAAACTTAGCTCTAAAGCGGCTGAGTTGACCGAGAAGTGTTTGGAACTTGAGCGCAAAATGTCTGACTCTGCTAAAGAAGGTCAGAAGGCTGAAGATTCATTGGGTGAGCAACTGGTTAAGTCCGATGCTTTCCAAGCAATGACTCAAGGTCGTAGCAAGTTTGCTCGTATTGAAACCAAGACAGCAATCGTTAATGCTACTGGTCAGAACCAACCTTTGGTCGCTGACTTCCGAGTCCCAGGAATTATCAACAATCCGAATCGCGTTTTGACTATTCGTGATGTCTTGCCTGTTGGTCGCACATCTTCTAACTTGGTTCAGTACACCAAAGAGAATGTGTTTACTAACAATGCAAACGCACAATACTCAAGCCCTGCGCGTGAGAATGTGACGAAGCCTGAGTCAGCAATTACATTCACATTGGCTAACGCCCCTGTGGTGACATTGGCTCACTTCATTCCTGTATCTCGTCAGGTGTTGGATGATGCTCCTCAATTGCAATCTTATGTCAATGGTCGTTTGACTTATGGCTTGAAATTGGAAGAAGAAGATCAGTTGTTGAATGGTCTTGGTACAAGCGGAACAATCGCGGGTATCACAGCATCAGGCAATCACACAGCATACAGCCGTCGTGTTACTGGTGACACTAAGTTGGATACATTGCGTCGTGCGATTACTCAGGCTCAATTGTCTGACTATATGCCTGACACAATTGTTATCAATCCTGCTGATTGGGAAACAATCGAAATCGCTAAGACCACTTATGGTGAATACATCTTTGGCGGTGAGAATGGTCCTATCAACGCATTGCAACCATTGATTTGGGGCAAGCGCGTTATCGCTACAAACAGCATGACTGCGGGTAAGTTCTTGGTTGGTGGCTTCACTATGGGCGCACAAATCTGGGATCGCATGGATGCCGCTGTTCAAATCTCCTATGAAGATGGCGACAACTTCAAGAAGAACATGGCGACATTGTTGGCAGAAGAGCGTTTGGCTTTGACAGTCTATCGCCCATCCGCTTTCATTTACGGCAATCTGTAATTGAGCAGACCCCCATGCCTCGCGGTGTGGGGGTTTTGTAATTGTTAAACTAACTGAAATAACCCCGCGATGGAATTAGTTGAAATAATTGCCCTGACTCATTTTGAAGATTCACGCATTGGTAGCGTGAGTAATAAGATGAGACTAAAAGTTCCGTCAGTAGTTGCTGACGATCTTCAATCAATTGGTGTGATTGAAATAGTAAACCCTCAAGTGGCGACCGCCAGATCAGTTCATATGACCGCACCGCAGGTCGATGGGCGGGGCGTGTCGCCTGTATTATTGCAAGCGGACCGAGTCTCACCGAGGAAGATTGCAACATCGTTGGAGACCAAGGATGGGCGACCATCGCAGTCAATGACAGCTATCGCAGAGCACCATTCGCAGACTGCTTATATGCTTGCGATGAACAATGGTGGCGAGTCCACTTTGAGCGAGTCAAATCAGAATACGAAGGAGAATGTTGGACTCAAGACGAGGGGGCGGCCAAGAGGTACAAAATCAACCGCATTGGGTCTGAGTACAAAGAGGGACTCGGCACTAATGGCGTAATCCATCAGGGCGGTAATAGTGGTTATCAAGCGATCAATCTTGCTTACCTATGGGGGGCAAAGACAATTGTTCTGCTAGGATTGGATTGTTCGCTTTCACCAAAAGGCGAAGCGCATTGGTTTGGTCAGCATGGTGAAGGATTAACAAATCATCAACCATTCCAGATGTGGCAAGCTAAGTTTCCGCAACTTGCAGTTGATCTGCAAGCTGAAGGTGTTCGAGTAATTAACGCAAGCAGACAGACAGCCCTGACTTGCTTTGAGCGTATGACGCTTGAGGAAGCAATTAAAGTATGTTGACCTTATTGACAGCTACTGGTGCAAGACCGAAGGCGTGGGCTATCTGCGAACTGTGGATGGCTCGGCAGACTTACAGAGGAGATGTTCGTTGGATTATTGTTGATGATGGTGAGGTTGCACAGCCAATCACATTCAGCAAAAAGAAATGGACATTAGAAGTAATCAGACCTAATCCATTCTGGCAAGAAGGTATGAATACGCAAGCGCGTAATCTTCGGGCGGGTATGGATGTTGTTGGTGCAGATGAAAGAGTTGTATTCATTGAGGATGACGATTGGTATGCGGCTGATTGGCTCGAGACAATTGATAAGAAGTTTGAGAAAGCTGAGTTAATTGGTGAGGCTAATGCTCGCTATTACAACTTGCCTCAGAAATCTTATCGACCAATGTTCAATACTTTGCACAGCAGTCTTTGCTCATCTGCTATTCGAGGTCAGGCATTAGATACATTCAGATCAGTATGCAGAGCGCAGATTAAATTTATTGATGTATTGCTATGGCAAGCGCATGGTGACAATCATTTGTTTAGTGGTGATCGTGTTCTTGGTATCAAGGGCATGGAAGGTCGCGGTGGCATTGGAGTTGGTCACGCAAAAGAATTCCGTGGAACAAAGGATGTTGGCGGTAAAATTTTGAAATCGTGGATTGGTGATGATGCTTTGGTTTATAAGCCAGAGGAAAAATTAAATGACGCAATTAGTTCGGAAAATTAAACGCACAAGCATAGTAACGACAGAGCCAATCACATTGGCAACTGCTCGATTACATTTGCGTCTTGATGCTGTTGGCTCTCCTGCCTCGCATCCTGATGATGCTTTGGTAACTGCATTGATCAAGACAGCGCGAGAAGCAGTTGAGTCATTTACTGAATTGACTGTTGCACAAACAACTTTTGCATTGGCTTTTGATGAGTTTCCTGTAAATGAAATTCCACTGGGAACAAGTCCAGTTAACTCAGTTACAAGCATCACCTATACAGATACGAATGGCGCGACTCAAACACTAAATGCCAATCAATACATCTTTGACTCTTATAGCAATCCTGCAAAGATTTTTCCTGTAACTACTTGGCCTCATACAAAGATAGTTCCGAACGCTGTCATTGTTAGATTTGCCGCAGGGTTTACAGATGGGTTAAGCCCTAATGAATATCCGATGCCTACTGCATTGAAGCAAGCGATGTTGTTATACATTGGTGAGCTTTATGAGAATCGTGAAGCAATCAATGTTGGAAATATCGTTACACAAATTCCTTATGGCATGATTCACTTGATGACTCCCTATCGCATTAACATGGGTGCGTAATGAGAATATCTAAACTTCAACAGCGAATTACTGTTCAGCGTAGAAGCACTACGCTAGATGCTTATGGTCAAGAAATAAATTCTTGGACAAACATCGGAACAGTATGGGCAGAAGTTAAGCCGTTGAGTGGTACTGAAAAAATGAGAACTAACGCTATGGTCGTTGAGTCTCAAATTACACATCGAGTCACAGTAAGATATTCTGCATTGTTCTTGCCATCCATTGATGCTGACGCATGGCGTATTCTTTTTGGTACACGAATCTTTAATATCACAGCATCATGGAATGTTGACGAGTCCGATAAGACTATTATCTTTGATTGCACAGAGGGAAGTTTAGATGGCCAGTGATCAGAGCATTTCAATAAGCGGGCTTGCTGACTTGCAGAAAATGTTAGATGAGTTACCCGCAAAGATAGAAGCCAACATCATGCGAGGTGCATTGCGTCAAGGTGCTAATGTCTATCGTGATCGTGCGAGAAATGCCGCACCTGTCGGTAAGACTGGAAAATTAAAGAAAAGCATTAAAGTAAAAACTAATGTGAAAAAAGGAAAAGCTGTTTCGCAAGTTGTTGCGGGTGGCGGTGATGCTTTTTATGCGAAGTTTGTTGAATTTGGCACAGCTTCTTTTTATGAAGGAAGCGGAAAGACAGTAGGCGGTCCATATAAGATTGCACCAAAGAATAAAAAGGCGATAAAATTTGGAGAAGTATTTTCTGAAACAGCCGTTCATGAAGGTGTAAGACCAACTGGATTTATGCGTAAAGCATTTGATGGTGGGACTACTGAGGTAATTGATCAAGTCGCTGATTACATTCGTATGCGAATCGGACGAGAGATTGTGAAATCATTATGAATCCAGAACTCATAATTGCCGCAATGCTGAACACAGCAGGGATTACAGCATTGGTCAGCACTCGCAAAGCAATGTCTCAGTTGCCGCAGAATACAGCCTTTCCTGCGCTTGTTTATACAGTCATTGATGCAATACCATTGCCACACATAAATTACGCAACAGAACGCCAGATGGCGCGAGCTAGAGTGCAGATCAATCCTCTTGCCAAAACAATGGCAGAGGTAAAAGCAATCCATGAACAAGTCCGCTTGGCTATGGATTTTAAATTACAACAAGTTTATGCGGGTAAGACAGTTATCAGTAGTCGCCTAGATTTATTCGGTTCACCCGAAAAAGATTTAGACACTGGTACTTGGACTCAATCCGCAGATTACATGGTGTCCTACTATGAGTAAGACACATAACAGTTTCAGGCATTTGCTTGAAAATTCTGCTCACATCCCTGTGGGCTTTTTTTAAAACCGAGAGGAAAAGACCATGACAGTCCGCACATCCGCAGGGACAACACTCCGTGTTACTGCGTCAGCACCCGCTACCTTCAACAGCGCAGGGTACACAACCCTGTTTACAACATCTCCCGTCCCCGCACTCGTTGGTGAAGTCACCGACTTGGGCGAGTTTGGTCGTGAGTATGCTTTGGTCACGCATATGCCAGTTGGCTCGCGTGGCACACAGAAGTTCAAAGGCTCATTCAACGAAGGCACAATCACTTTGTCTTTGGGTTTGGACACCGATGACGCAGGTCAGATTATTATGAAAGCCGCAAGTCTTTCTGATAACGACTATTCGTTTATGGTGACTACACAGAATGGTGACAAATACTTTTTCCGCGCACAAATCATGTCTTGGAAAGTAGGCGTTGGCTCTGTTGATTCAATCACTACTGCAACTGCAACATTGGAAATCACAACCAATGCCGCAGGAGTTGGCATTGTTGAATCTCTTGCCGCTTAAAGAATTGCCGTAAATGGCAACACGCGCACCTACTCGGGTCAGTTCGCATCCTTCGCGGGGTGCGGCTGATTCGAGCAAGGGCAATAACTCTCCCCGCGAAAGGATTACTAAAATGTTTGATATCTCAGAACTAGCAGTTAAAGACACAGCCATCGTTGAATTGGAAACAGTTGAAGGCGATGCATTGCTTGATGTGAATGGAAACCAACTTTCAATCA